CCTTGCCTCCACCTTTGGGGGAGGTGGGCCGCCGAACGGCGGCTCGGAGGGGGTGTCGTAACGTCTTTTGCCCTCTCAGTCACCGCCCACGCGGTGCCAGCTCTCCCAAAGGGAGAGCCAAGTTCCTATTGTAAACGATAATTTAGTTCACAAGCGGAAAGGAGAATCAACATGAAATGGAAACGGAAGGAAAGGGTTCCGGTGGCTGTGACCCAGCTCCGGGGCGGGGAGACCCATCCCTTTGGGGCGCTGCGGAGCTTTGCGCCCCTGGGCGGCGGCGAGGAGCGGCTCTACCGGCAGATGCGTCAGGCGATCCCGGTGCTGGATGCGGCGGTGGGGAAGCTGGTGCGCCTCAGCGGCGGCTTTCAGGTGCAGTGCCGGGATGGGGAGAGTCAGCGGAAACTGGAGGACTTTCTGCGAACTTGCCCCTGCGGCAGGGGGCAGGTGGGCATCAACAGCTTCCTGGCGGGGTACCTGGACAGCCTGCTGACCTATGGCCGTGCCATCGGGGAACTGGTGGTGGCAGGCGGCAAAGTCCGGGCGGTTTGCTGGGGGGATGTGACGCTGCTGGATATTCAGGAAGGGGAGAGCCTGCTGGATACCGTTATCTGGGGTCCTGACAGCCATGGGCTCATGCGGCCCCTGCCTTACCAGAATCTGCTGCTGTTCACCACCTTGAATCCGGAGCCCGGGGCTCCCTACGGCGTCAGCATTTTCCGGGGGATGCCCTTTTTGGCGGACATTCTGCTGAAAATTTACAACACCATCGGCGTCAACTGGGACCGGGCAGGGAACATCCGCTACAGCGTCATCTGCAAGGGCGGCGAGGATATGGACCCGGCGGTGGTCCAGGAGCGGGGCCGTCAGGTGGCCACGGAATGGGCCAGGGCCATGGAGGATGGAAAAAACGGCACCGTCCGGGATTTCGTGGCCGTGGGAGATGTGGAGATCAAGGTCATCGGCGGTGAAAGTCCCATCCTGGACAGCGAGGTGCCTGTACGGCAGATTTTGGAACAGCTGGTGGCCAAAACCGGCCTGCCGCCCTTCCTGCTGGGACTGAACTGGTCCACCACCGAGCGGATGAGCACCCAGCAGGCGGACCTGCTGACTTCCGAACTGTGGGCACTGCGCAGAAGTGTACAGCCTGCGGTGGAGAAGATCTGTAGGTCTTATCTGGCGCTGGAGGGGCTGGATCCGGATGTGGAGATCCTCTGGGATGATATCAGCTTACAGGATATCACCGAGGAGGCCAGGGCGGAGCTGTATCGGGCTCAGGCCGAGAAGTATCGAAAGGAAGCAGAATCTTAAAGGAGATTGCCACGCCAGTCTGCGGACTGGCTCGCAATGACATGCATTTTAGGAGGGACATAATGCAAATTAAGAAGGGAACGGAAGTAAAAACCGGGGGCGTGCCCACGGCGGTGCAGCTGGGGGCCATTAACGCCCTGGCGAAGGCGGAGCTGACCGGAGAACAGGTGTATGTGTTCTCCCTGCGGCTGTGCGACGATCAGGTGGACCGGGATTTTGAGCGGTTTGACACCGGGGCGCTGCCCGCTCTGGCGAAGCTGTTCATCGGCAAGACCGGCGTGGTGGATCACAAGTGGAGCAGCGAAAACCAGGTGGCCCGGATCTTTGCTGCGGAGACGGTGATGGAAAATGGCGTCAGCTATATCAAGGCCTGGGCTTACATCCGTCGGGGCGGCAGCAATGACGAGGTAATCGCGGATATCGAAGCGGGGATTAAGAAGGAAGTGTCCGTGGGCTGCGCCATGGGACGTTCGGTTTGCTCCGTCTGCGGCAGTGAGTACGGCAGCTGCGGCCATCAGAAGGGGCAGCATTACGACGGGGTTTTGTGCTGCGCCATTTTGAAGGAACCCATGGATGCCTACGAATTTTCCTTCGTGGCGGTGCCTGCCCAGGTCAATGCCGGGGTTCTGAAGGGCATGGGCAGAAACAAGTGCCTGAAGGAGCTGGCTGATGAATTTGGGGCCCAGAGCGAGTATCGGTCATTGTTCAAGGAGGCGCAGCTGGGGCGGCAGTACCGCAAAGAGCTGGAGGACAGCGTGGTGCGGCTGTGTCTGGCGCTGGAGCTGGGGGCGGAGGCAGATACCTACCGGGGCGTGGCGAAAATGGCCGCTGCGGAGGACCTGATGAAGCTGAAGTCGGCGCTGGAACAGCGGCTTGCGGAGAGCCTGCCGGTTCAGACCCAGCTGGGCGGCAATGCAGGCAGCATGGAAGCTGTGGAGAGCGGATTTCTGATTTAATGAAGAATGATAAATGCAGAAGGAAGAATGAATGTGTCTGCTTCGCAGACTATATAAATCATTTTCGAAGGAAATACATCAATTCTGCATTCTACATTCTGAATTCTGCATTATATTGCGGTTTATCCGGGTTTCCCGGTGACCATACATTACTTTTAGGAGGAAAATGAAAATGGGTTACGACAATCTGAAACTGGAAAAGGGTATGTACCGTCAGGCGGGTAAGAGCTTTACCCAGGTGCTGGAATCTCTGGATCCCAGCGAGAATTACCGGGGCACCGCGCTGGAGGGCACCGACGCCTTCCAGCGGCAGCTGAAGCGCTTTGGTATCCGGGCCAAGGGCGCCGGTTCTTCTCCTGTGGAGAAGTTCTTCGCCACCATGGATTCCGCTGTGCTGTTCCCTGAGTACATCGCCCGGACCGTCCGCCAGGGTATGGAGGAAAATGACATTCTGCCTGCCATCGTGGCGACCACCACTGTCATCGACGCCATGGACTACCGCTCCATCTACTCCGTCCCCACCGACGAGGACAAGGCACTGCAGGACGTGGCTGAGGGCGCTGCCATCCCCGAGACCACCATCAAGACCAAGGAGCATCTGGTGAGCCTGAAAAAGCGGGGCCGCATGCTGGTTGCCTCCTACGAGGCTCTGCGGTTCCAGAAGCTGGACATCTTCGGCGTCATGCTGCGCCAAATCGGTGCCTACATTCAGAAGCAGCAGCTTGCCGATGCGGTGGGTGTGATCCTGAACGGCGACGGCAACGACAACGCCGCCGTCCAGTATAAGATCGGCACCTCCCCCATCTCCGGTACTTCCGGTACTCTGGGCTATGATCAGCTGGTGGAGTTCTGGAGCCAGTTTGATCCTTACACCATGAATACCCTGCTGTGCGGCAATGGCACCATGACCAAGCTGCTGAAGGTGCCTGAGCTGCAGAATCCCCTCACCGGCCTGAATTTCCAGGGTACTGGCAAGCTGACTACCCCCCTGGGTGCCCAGCTGCACCGAACCTCTGCTGTGGGTGAGAATATGCTCATCGGTCTGGACAACCGCTACGCTCTGGAGATGGTCCGGGCCGGGGATGTGCTGGTGGAATATGACAAGCTCATCGACCGTCAGCTGGAGCGTGCCGCCATCACCTCCATTTCCGGCTTCTGCAAGATCTGTGACGGCGCTTCCGCCGCGCTGAGCGTATGATTCTGACGGATCAGGTATATGCCCAGGCTGCCCTGCTTGCAGGGCAGCTGGAGGGGAATCAGGTGGATATCCTCCGGGCCCTCTGTGCCGCAGCCACTGCGTCCCTGACGGCCCGGCTCCGGGAGGGGCTGCGTCCGGAGGACTGCAAGGCGGATTTCATCGCCTCCGCCAGCCTTTATGCTCTGGCTGCCCTGAACGCGGTGAAGGATGGGGATACTCTGGAGCAGTTTACCGCCGGGGATTTGACCATCCGGAAATCCGCTTCCGCGGACCCTGCCTCCAATGTGCTGCGCAACCAGGCGGAGCTGATGATCGCGCCCTACTTAAAGGACCGGTTCTGCTTCCGGGGGGTGTAGCATGCAGCGGATGGTAAGTGGGATCCTGCGGCAGTACGGAACCCAGATGCAGCTGGACCGGGGCGGTGACGTGATTTCGGTGAAGGGCTTCTTTCAGCCGGTGCGGTCCAAAAGCTGGCAGAGCATGGTGAATCTGGAGACACCTCTGGGGGAAGTCTACCGGGGGCAGTATATCTACATCGGCCCGGCGGATGTGGCGGTATCCGAGGGTGATGTGCTGACCGTGGGGGAGAAGCGGTATTTCCTGCGGCGGGTGGAAGTGTATTACCACCGGGACCAGGCGGTGTACACCTGGGGAATGTGCGTGGAGAAGGGGGTCAACGATACATGGGGATCTCGATCTTAGAACTGGTGCTGCGCCGGCTCCGGGAGGAGAATTTCCTGGCGGATGTGGCCTTTCCGGGGCAGAAATATCCGGCCATTACGGAGCCGGTGGCGGCGGTCCATATTGAAAAGGTGGACCGGGCCAATCTGACCGTCACCGTG